GTGCAAAGCGGATTGACGACGCCGAGCTTCGTCAGGATTTCTTCCTGCTTGGAGGCAATCTGCGTTAGCACTGCAATGCGGCGGTCGTTGTCTCCAGTGCCAAGTCCAACTTCGACAATCGTATCAAATTCAGTGTCCCAATTTTGAGGGTCCATAGGGACGAATTGATTGCGAAGCCGCACGATGCGCGGCTGCTGTTGATACTGCTGCACCAACTTCAAAACCGATTGCATCAAATCTTTCACGCCGGTCTCGGCAAAAACGCGGGCAATCATTTCTATTTTTTGCTGACTTGCTGATATCGTTGCCGCCACTGCTGCGCGCGTCGATGACTGCAAGCTGTCCGGGTCGAGGCCCATCGATGCCTTCGTCAGGCCGGTGCGGTTTTCTTTGACGCTATCCATGTACTGCATCAGCGGGAAAGCCGCTTGACTGATCGATGGCGGTGCAATCGGTTGCACCATGCCCGGCGCTCGCATTCTCACGATGCCGCCGGGGCGGTTGCTGGTCAGGTCGTCAAGATTGACTTGACCCTCGACCGCTGCGATGCGCGCGTTGTTCGTCAAATACACGTTGTCGAGTTGCTGGCGGATTAGGCTCGACTTGATAAGCTGAATGTCTTTTAACAACTCGGCGACCGAGCGACCGACCATTCTGTGCGGCATAAGGATCGGACTGACGACACTGAACGGCATCATGCCGAACGGCTCGTTTTTGACAATTTCGTAGCCGGTGCCGATGCAACAAACGCGGCGCAGTTCCGCAATGCCGTCGCCGTCGTAGTCGGTATGCATGTAAACTTCGGTGTATAAAACGCCTTGCTCGCTTGGGTCGTGACTGCCGTCTGCCGCGCCACTTTCGACATCTTCAAAGCGCGTTTGCACCTCGCCGACTTCGTCAATCTCGGTGAAGCCCGCATGACGGTCGACCAACTCGCGGTCGTAGCCCATCGAAATTAATTCGCTTTTGGAAAGCGAAGTGCGATGCGCTGCAAAGCGGCAGTCATCGATGCTCTTGGCGCGGCGGTTGAATAAGAACTCTTCCGGCGGGATGTTCTCGATGCGGACGCGACCGTCCTTCTGCGTGCGCTTGACGCGGATGTCAAAAACCATCGGGGCTGGCATAAAGCTGCCGTCTGGCATTTCTATGTCGTCGCCGAGTTGGCGGCTTTCCTGTTCAACGACTTCGAGGTTTTCGTCGGCCAGCAACGCGGTCAATTCGTCTTCCGTCAGACCTTCATATTCGTCTTCGGTGACGGTTTCGGTTTCGTCAAAATACGCCTTGATGACGCCCATTTTGAAAAGCAATGCGTCCTTGAAAAAATTGTGTAGCAGGACGAAACCGTTGTTGTCAGAGTTCAAAATGAAATTGACGTATTCGGTCGCTTGCTGGGCGCTCTCGACATCTTCGGGGCCGCGAGGTGCAAAGCGGACAAAGTCGCCCGACGCCGTGAATATCTTCATCAGCGACGGCATCATCATTTCGATGCTGTCGGCTACTTCGGTCATTACAACCTGGGATCGACCGGGCTGCTCGTTGCCGAACTTCTCGCCCAAATAGAAATCCATCGTTTCGACGCGGTCGCTGGCGAGTTCCTGGTCGGTGTAATTTATTGCCGACTGGATTTCGTTCTGGACAATGCTTTGGAATTCTATGTCGTCTTTTTTCTTAGCCATTAGTCTAATAGACCTCTATTCCCGAGCGGAACGGCTGGCGGGCGCACCATGCTTTCGCGGGTTGCAAAATTCTTGTTCTGGCCTTTATTGGGAACGAAGCCGTTGCGCCTGTACCAATCTGTTAAGCGCTTTTTTGAAGCGCCAAAAGCGTTTGAAGGCGTTAAGGCTAACGTCATCCCGTCCTTATCCGCTTGTGCAATTATTTCGTCTAGTTTGCTTTGCGCTAGACCCTGTCCGCGACTGCCCTTTGGTGTTTCAATTTTACTTATTTCTAAAACGTCGCCGCGTTTTGACGTTTCAACAATTGCCCCAGTCGCCCTTTCTTCCAACGGAGAACGCGACAGCAACCCCGCCGTCGCGGCGGTTGGGCTTTTGTTTGCGCCAAGAGTAACCCCGTCCCGCTCCAGCATCTTCGTGCGGTCGAGAACGTCCTGATCCCATATGGCATAGTTGCGCGAGCCTTCGCCTGCGCCTCGACTGCCTTGATCGAGGTATTTGACGCCGGGGATGCCAGCTTCGCGGAGCGCGTCGGCGGCAGCTTGTTGCGACCCTAATTTACCAGCTAACGTGTTAAAGGCTTGCGCGCCGCTGCTGTTTTCAAGAAGACCCAGATGTTGATTAGGCACACCATCCGCGAACAATTCTTTAAGAATAGGGTCTTTAAAAACCTCATCGCCTAACATTGCTTTCGAGTAAGCGTCTCGAATTGGCTTCGGTTGCTTTTCTAGCGGCGCGTCCCAGTCTAGCGTTTTAGCGGCATCAGCGTCGGGGATGTCGAGTTTGTATAAAGTGCCTGTTTCTTCGCTCCACTTAGCAACGGGCATCTCATCACGGGCAACACGCAAAATTTTAGAAAGGCTGTCATCTCTTTTTGACTGACTATCGAGGAATGCCCGCATAAGGACATTGTCATTGCCGTCAATATTCTTGAGTTCTTCCGCTCGATTAAAAATCATTCGCGCAGCATTTCCAGATTGACGCTCAATCTCTTCGACCGGCATGTCGGGATATTTACTTGCCGCCTTGCCGCTCAAAGTGTTGGCAAATTGAGACGAAGTCATAGCGTCGCCGCCGACCCTTACGCTAGGCGGCGGCGAGAGAACATTACGATAATCAGTCGCAACACCTTTCGACTCTGCCGAATAAAACCCCGGCCCATACGCCTGCGCGCCTTCGCCCGTTCCCATCTTGTCAAGGCGGGGGCGTCCATATGGGAAGCCCGGCTCCGGCGCGAACTTATGCGGCGTGCCGTGGAACACGTTAACCGCCAAGCTGCCACTCGGAGCGCGGCCCAACAATCCGCCGCCCAGCATCGTGTCGAGGCTAAATTGTGCCGCGTCCTGCATTGTCGGCGTATAGCCCTGCGCGGCTGCCCCTGGCAGCAACGCGCTGCCCAACATATCGACCGCAATCTGCGGCGCGCCGAATTCGCGGCTGGTAATTTCTTCCGGCACCATCGTGTTGCCGGTCGGGCGCATCGTGCGAACCATCGGCAGTAATGCCGCTCGCTTTGTCACCGCAGGGTCGAGTATCTGTTGCAGCACCGCTATGCGGGGGTCAGATAGCAATCCGCCGGGGGCTGCGTTGTCGAGAAGGCTTGCCATTTATTTTGTCTTCGCCGCCTTGCGGAATGCTGCCGCCGTTGGGCGACCCTTTTGACCAGCGCGGCGCATCTGTTCCGGCTTCTTGCCTGCCGCCTTCTGGCGTTTGATGCGGGCGCGTTTTTTGTGGATGTTGCGGTAAAGGCTCATAGAAATTTGGGCTGCTTACGCGGACGCCCGCGTTTCTTGCCCGTTGCCGTCTCGCTTACCGGCTCCACCTTGCGGGGACGCTGATAGACGATTGTGAACGGGCTGGCGTTTAACGGGATTTCGACATTTCTCATTTATTTGTAGCTCATCCGCTTGCCGGTTTTCTTGGCGTGTTTCTTCGCGGCAGCTTTGCCTTTTTTGGTGTAGCTGAATTTCTTGTTTCCGACTTTTGGCACTAAATTAACCCTCCGCGCTGGTTGTTGCCGCCGCCGCTACTGAACAAGCCGCCAGCGGGGGCGAGGTTGCGCGCCTGCCGTCTCTGCGGCAGGCCCTCGAAAACTTCAGTCGGGATGACGCGCTTGAGAAGCTGCGCGTAAGGCGTGTCCTGGTTCGAGCGGATGATCTCTTTCTCGTCCTCGGTCAGCGCCTTGTAGTTCTCGACCATCTCGTTCTGAATTGCCTTGACGGTTTCAGCCATTTGTTAAAACCTTCTTGATTACCCAACCCGCTGGATCGACCTGATGCCGTCCGCGAGAGGTCGTATAGTTTGACGGGTCGTCATGGTGATTGCGGTGCCACCCGTCGCCGAAATTTAAAAAATTGATCCAGCCGACGTTTGCCGGTCGGTAGCCGTCGCTCTGGCGATGGTTCCAAAAGTTCGTCGTGTTTTGCACGATCAGACTAATCGCCGCCGGGGCGCAGAACGCCGCAATCAGCAAATCGATGCCGCCGATGGCGAAGCACACCGCCGCATAGCCAAGCGGCACCGCAAAATAGCGCTGGTGCAACTTGACCAAAAGCGGGTCGCGTAACAGGTCGATGACCTTACGCGGCGACGGTTGATATTCATAACTACGCATCGTCAGCATCGACGCATAACCGCGCGCCGCCAAATGCGGGTCGCCCTCTTCGTCAGAGTGACGATGATGATCGCGATGCACGCCGACCCAGCCGATGATCGATCCGACGCCCGATGCCATCGCCCAGAAGGTGCAGAACCAGCGAAGCGCCGGATGCCGGAATTGGAAGCTGCGATGCGACCAGTATCTATGGTAAGTGATTGCGATGCCGACCGGGTTCATCAAAAAGAAGACGAACGCCGTCAGCAAAACACCGGCTACGCTTGGGCCAGCGGCAATCAGATAGGCGACGGTCGCGAGGACGTTGCCATAGTAAAGCGTCCTGACGACGCGAAAGTCACTTCGAAACATACCAACCGAGCAAACGGACCAACGGGCGCGTCGTCGCTCGCTGGATGCGGTTTACGATCTTGATCGAGAGCGGGAAGCCGCTCGTATCCTTGCCGCTGCGCTGCGCCATCTCATACGCCCAGCATTGCGGTTTTAGCTTGCCGATCCAACGCAGCTTGCCGTTGCGGATGCGGTCGGCAATCCAAGGGCCGAAAACGCTATACCCCTCGTATGCGAGAGGATCGTTGCGGCGTATCCACACGCCGAAGCGACGGTTCAAGCTCCAAGTTTCGGGGGCGCTGATGCCGGTGTCCCAGGCGGCGGTGCAGATGTAGCTGGAGTCACCGCCGCCGTCGCCGTCGCCATCGCTCGGGTCCGGGCTGTCCTCGTCAACATCCTCTTGACCCGCGTTAGCCGCGTTTTCTCCAAAGCCTTCGCCCATGCCGCCAAAGCCGCCTTCGGTGTCACCGGCTTCCGGAATGCCGAGAACTTGGGGATCGAAGACGCCTATGGTTGGAGACGTTACGGAGAAAGCTGGGCCAGCTTCGGGGCCGAAGTTCCGCGTAAACCGGCTATTGAAATTGCGCTTTGCTTCTTGTTCCTTTTGAATTTGAAATTCATTCTCCAACACTTGCACCGCCTGTTTAAACGGCTGCGTCTGTTCATGGATTGACTCGCCGAAGGGGCTGATAAGACTTAGCGCGAGGCTAAACGGATTAACCTGATTAAGCGCGCCCGGTGGTGCGGTGAAAGCGGATATGGCGTTGCCAAAACTTTTTCCGGCAAAACTGCCTAGCGGGCCGAATGCCATGCCTGGGACGCTAAAAGCTGTTGCTGGGTCGAAGCTGTTGGGGGCAGCCGGGTTGCTGACCGGCGCACCTTCAAAGGGGTCTTCGGCGGGGCCGAAGCCGCCCTTGCGTGCGAAATTGTTTGGGTTTGAAGACGGCGGGATCGTCGCCGGAGGCGGGGGTTGAACCAACGACGCTGAATCGAGATCGGCAGGGGCCGGGATGCGCGGGGCCAGTGAGACCGGGGGGCGCGGTAACGGCAAGCCGGTCGGTGTTAGCTGGCTGGCAAACGGGCTTGGTTGCTGCTGAAAAAAGCCCTGCGGGGGCAGGGAAACGGTGCCGCGTGGGGTTTGAACAAGTAGCATTAAATCACATAACTCGTATCTGGTTCAAAGTGACGGCCCCAGGCGTAGCGAATGCCGTGGGCGGCGACGACTGCGTTGCTGGCGAACGTGAGGCAGAATGCATCGGCGAGATCTGGACTGCCAAAGCCTACGCCGCGCTTGCGCATCTCGTCCTTGCTTTCAATCTTGATTTTTCCTGAAGACGTGAATGTGAAGCGGGGCGCGGCCAATTCCGCGATGAGTTGTTCGTCATCGGGAATGTGGACTTCTTTTGTTTCAAACCATTCGCGGGCGCGATACCAAAGTTCGTCGCGGAGCCGCACGTATTTTTGATTTAATGATGCACTTTCGGCGACGTTGATGCCGCGTGCCGGTAGATCAAGCTCAATCAGGCGGTCGACAACGCCCGCGCCGATGCCGATGCTGTCGACGCATATCTCTTCGGGGCGCTGCATGATTGGCGTGCTTTCATACTCGGCCTGGACGATGCCGCACAATTCCATTGTTGACTTGTCGCGCCACGTTTTTGGCGGCTCCAGAAGATAATTGCCGCTGCGCTTCGCGAGGGCGCTGCGGTCGCTGCCGTACCGGGCGGGGTCGACGCCCCAGATGACGGGGGCTATTTCCGACTTGTCGACGTCGCGGTCGCGGCTGGCCTCGATGAGGTTTAATGGAATTAAAGTGTCTTCATCCGCTTCCGGAAATTCGCCCAACACGCGGACGCGGTACTGATTGCTTTGGTCGCCGTAGCGATTAGCCATGTCGCGCAAGAAGTCATCCGAGACCAGAGGGTTGTCATCGCAGGATACCTTTTTCGTCCACCAATCTTTCGACAATTCGGTTTGAGTGCGGTAGAAGAAACCGTTTGCGCGGACTGGGTTGCCCAGAAGCAAAGTGACAGCATTATGTCCCGACATGCTCCCGGCGGCGCTCTCAAATACGCTTTCTGGGACGCCGCTGGCCTCGTCCACGATCAGAAGCACGTTCTCGCTATGGACGCCCGCCAATGCTTCGGGGCGCTCCTTGCTGCTGGTCCTGGCGCTGCAAAACGCCTCGCTGGGGCTGCTTTTGAGAACGACCCGGTCGCTGGTCGCCTCGAATAGTTTGCCGACCGCTGGGGGTAAATCCTTGAGGCGGCGCTTTACCTCGGCGAACAGGGCGTCATAGAGTTGGGCGCTGGTTGGGGCAGTGATGACTATTTTACAAGGATAATGTGTGGTTAAGAAATGCAGCACTAAAATGCTGGCGCAGGCACTTTTTCCGACGCCGTGGCCGCTGCGGACGCTGATACGACGCTCGCCGCTGGCGACCGCTTGCATCACTTCACGTTGCCAGGGCAGCGGGTCCATACCGACGACATGCTTGCTGAAGCCTGCGGGGTCGTCTTTGTAGCGCTTGATAAAGGCGGCCCATGCAGAATTTTTATTTTTTTCTGGCATCGTCCAATTTTGTTACGCCAAGGGGGGCGGGGGGTATCACAATAATTGCCGCCCCCGCCGGTCGCGAAACCGGGGGGGGCTGAGAGACAAATTGTCAAATAGACAAACTGTCACCGCCGATCAGGCTAACAGCCTGACCGAAATCGTTGCATATCAATGGGTTATCGCGGAAACGTACCGAATATGTGCGTTTCGCGCGTTTGGCTACCGAAAATTGACAACCTTCGGCGGCTCGATGTCGTCCTCTGGATCGACTTCGGCCAAGTCGCGAACCGCGTCTAAGTGTTCGCGGGTGTCATCGACGCTAACCTTCTGCTTTTCCACGTATAATCCGGCCAACTTGCCGAGTGCGACGAGCGCCTGGGACGCTGCGGAGTGCTGACCAGCGCCCGCAGCCCCGTCCGCCGCGCGGCGCAGTCCTGCCGCTATTTCCTCGAAGGTTATCGCTTGGAAGTCCTCTGTCTCTGACTTAACCCGATCCACCATTGCTGCGACTTTGCTGTTCTTTAATAATTCATGTGCATTTCGACTGATCGTCGTCTGTGCCATGTTGTCCGCTTTATAAGCCGAACGATAAGCTTCGCTTGCATTTCCGCCGTTTTTTACATAATGGCGGGCGAAAAGCTCCTGTTTAATTGTCAGCTTATGATACTGTCCAGGCATAAAAAAGAGCGGCCCGAAGCCGCCGTCAATTGTTCCAGTTTTGGAATCGTTAGCCACCTTTGGCGATAGTCGCAAGAAAAAGAAACAAATTTGCACGTCAGGCCACTTTTTTGTTTGATATAGCGTAACAGTATGTTACTGTATGGTATCAACAAAGGAGAGCAACAGTGGAAGACTTTCATTATTCAACAGACAGCGAATGGGACAACGCCGACGCAGCGGAGCAAGGTGCCGCTCGGCCCGACGTGGCATGGATCGTCACCGACCGCGACGTGATCCACGCTAATCCATTTTATCAAGGCCCACCGGTTATGCATCCTTACGATGCGGAACAAGAGTTCTACGCGGAAATGCAAAATAACGAGCATCTCGACGCGATGGAGGCCGCTGGTGGACCGGTCCATTTCGAGTTTAGCCGCGAAGTTGACGATGATATGCCTTGGTAGTGACCTCGCCAGACGGCATCGCAAGGTGCCGTCGAGTGAGGTCAACCAGAGGCGCGCGTAACATGATCGAATTATTTACCACAATTGGCGAGGCGTTGCTATTCGCGGGCGTTCTCGCCGTCATGCTTTTCGTTGCCGTTGCGCTGGGGATGTAGCCTACCACATATTGTTACCGCCTGTTACCATAGCCCCTATATCTTGTTTTAAAGCCCGCAGAGTGGGTAACAATGTTAAAGGGTTCCTACCCTACCAGCGGCTACCCTAAAGCGCTCCAGAGCGGCCTCGTAGCGCGTTTTAAGCGTATCGACATGGATGCCGAACACGTTTCGAGCAACTTTCGACCATTGCGGGCCTCTTGTTCGCGCCCATCCGTTGCGCTGGGCGCTAAACGCGACCGTCATCACAATCTTCGCGTCCTCTGGCTCAACCGCCCAGATTAAATCTACAAATTGATCCAGCCGGTCAATCTCCCGACCAGACGGCGGCCCAAGCCGCACCCGTTCCTGATTGTAGCCGTAGGCAAGGTCGGCATCCCGCAACCAATCCGGCCAACCGCTGCCGTAGCCCTTCACCCCCGCACTCGGCAGCCGCATGATGGTTC